CCGGCGGCAAGGATCCCGGCAAGCGGTTCGGGCAGATCGTCGGCGCGTTCGCCGACATGTTCAACCCAATCGGCAACGCCGGGCTGTCGGTGCAGACCATCGCCCCGACCTTCGCTGACCCGCTGGTGGCGCTGGCCGAGAACCGGGACTGGAGCGGCAAGCCGATCGCCAAGGAGGACCGCTCGGGCACCGACCCGACTCCCGGCTACACGCGAGCCAAGGAGACGGCGAGCTGGGTGAGCAAGCAACTGGCTTACTATCTGAACCTGGCCAGCGGCGGCACCAAGTACAAGCCCGGTGGCCTGTCACCCACGCCCGACCAGCTCGACTACCTGATCGGCCAGGTGACGGGCGGTGTCGGCCGCGAGGTCCTGAAGGTCAGCCAAGCCGTCGAGAGCTCGGTGACCGGCGAGGAGCTGCCGACCTACAAGGTGCCGATCGCGGGCCGGTTCTACGGCGACACCAAGGAGCAGGCGGCCACCGCTGATCGGTTCTACCGCAACGTGACGACCATCAACGAGCATGAAAACGAGATTGAGGGGCGCCGGAAGAACCGCGAGGGTGGGATCCCCGAGTACATCAAGGAGAACCCGGAGGCTCGCCTCGTCACCCTGGCCAACCGCATCGAGCGCGACGTGGCCGAGCTGCGCCGCAAGAAGCGTGAGATGCTAGAGAAGGACCGCCCCAAGGAGTCGATCAAGATGATCGAGCTGCAGATCACCCGCAAGATGGAGCAGCTCAACGCCCGGGTCGAGGCCCTTCAGGACTGACCCGGGGTTGATGCAATGTTGGCTACACCCAACAGCATTCACTTGCTAACTACTGCTAACACTTGCAACCCTAAGTCGTTGATTCTTCTAGGATTCGTATGTTAGCCGTGCTATCTTTGGTGCCCAGAAGAAGAGCCGTGTGATCTAGTGCCATTGCGGGTCTTCAGGGTGTTGGCTACAGTTGTGGCTACACCAACACCAAAGGCACGAGATGGCAACTCTCCAGAAACGCGGCGACGCTTGGCGCGCCGTCATTCGCCGAGTCGGGTTCAAGCCGATCAGCAAGAGCTTCCCCACCAAGGGCCTGGCCCAAGCGTGGGCGCGCAGTGTCGAGAAGGACATGGACGCTCGGGTCTACCGCGACCCCAGCGGCGCGGCCAAGACCTCGGTGCGCGAGCTCTTTGAGCAGTTCCGCGATGAGGTCTGCCCCGAGCGCCGGGGTGGCAAGTGGGAGGTCACGCGCATCGAGCGGCTGCTGCGCACCGCGCACTTCGTTGACCAGCGGCTGGACCGCATCACGCCCGAGGACATCCGCGACTGGCGCAACGAGCGGCTGAAAGAAGTCAGCGCGCCGTCAGTCAACCGCGAACTGAACCTGATCAGCGGCGTGTTCTCGCACGCGATCAAGGAGTGGGGTGTTGCCCTGCGCGAGAACCCGGTGCACTTGGTCAAGCGCCCGGCCGGCGCGGATCGGGCTCGAACCCGGCGCTTCGGCGAGCGGGAGATCGCAGCTATCCTGGAGGCCAGCGGCTACCAGGAGGGCGTGCAGCCCACGGTGGGTCGAGAGTATGTCGGCCACGCGGTGCTGCTGGCGATCGAGACAGCCATGCGGCTGGGCGAGATCTGTGCACTACGCGTGGGCGACGTGGACTTCGAGGCGTGCAGCGCCACGCTGCACCTGACCAAGAACGGCGACGCGCGCTCGGTGCCGCTGAGCACCAAGGCGCGGGCGTTGCTGCGCACCCTGGTGACTGGGCGTGACGCCGACGAGCAGGTCGTGCCGCTCACGGCCGAGTCGCTGGGGCTGTACTTCCGCGAGGCGCGCGACGCCGCGGGTCTGCAGGACCTGCACTTCCACGACACCCGGCACGAGGCCGCCACGCGGCTGAGCAAGAAGCTGTCGAACGTGCTGGAGCTGTCGGCCGTCACCGGCCACCGCTCGCTGCAGTCGCTCAAGCGGTACTACCAGCCGCGGGCTTCTGAACTTGCATCCAAACTCGGGTAGCGAACGGGTGCTGCTTTGCTTTCGCTTTCAAGTACGCAGCATGCGCTTCTTCGGGGCTGTTGAACCGGCCAAGTCTTACGCGCTCTCCGGCGACAGTGATCTCGGAGTAGATAGAGCCGTCGGGAGATATGTGTGCCCCGAGCAGCCCCGACTTGTTATGCGCTTTTGCGTTCGCTTGGTTTTGCTGATTTTCAGCTCGCGTTACGCTGCGCAGATTGCTTAGCCTGTTGTCGGTCTTGCATCCGTTCTTGTGATCAATGTCCGCCGCAGGCCAAGCGCCGGTCACGAACAACCAGATCAACCGGTGGATGTAGACGTCTGCCCCGTTGACTCTTGTCCGCAGATAGCCGTTAGCGCCAACAGAGCCTGCTGCTGCGCCCACGGCGCCGCGGCTTCCGCGCTGCTTCTTGTTGACCAGTAGGCCCGTCTCCGGGTCGTAGTGGAAGAGGTCGCGTACTAAATCAGCCGTGATAGAGTCTGCCGCGCTCATGGTTTCGTTCTCCTTTAACGACACCTGGGAAGTGGCGCCTCAATGTTTGCAGCATTGGGGCGCTGCGCCATTATATGGACGCCACTGGCTGAGCCAGGGCCCACACGCTGTTGGGCACAGCCGGCGGTGGCTTCATGCGGGAGCGGTACTTGCGCGCCCGCTCAGAGGCGCTGACCGGCTTGGGCTTGCGTGCGTCGGGCTTGTTGCCCAGCGCATAGACCGGGCGCGGGTAGCGCCGGCCAAAGCCCTCCATCGTCCAGCTCTGGATATGGATCTGCTTGGTCACCACGGTCAAGCGCATCGCGGTCAGGAAGCTGGACACCTGACGGTAGTGGACGTCGGGGAAGAACTGCGCCACCTCCCTCATGGTGAGCGGCCCGCAGATGTGAAGCACGTCGCGGATGTTGGCGAAGCTGGGCTTCACTTCATGCCCTCCGGTTTCTTGGGCAGCGGCGCCCAGCCGATGTAGCCTGGCTTGCCGGGCGAGTACTGGCCGTACACGGCGACGCCCCCGGTCGTGAGCAACTGGACCTTCGCAGACAGCGGGCACGTCTCAAGCGGCCGCCAATAGTAGGCCTGGTCCACCGCTGCGGCCTTGTCGCTGGTGATCTTGACGGTCACGCCTCACCCTTCGCTTTCTGCGTGCACTCAGCGCAGCGCCACAGGCGCAGCCGGGTGAACAGCGAGCCGCCTCGGATCTCCTTGGGCTGGTCGCAGGCCGAGCACTTCTTGCGGAAGGCCATGCCGGGGCCGGAGCCGCGTGTGCTCATGCTGACGTCCTTGACGTTGCTGTAGTTCTTCATGGGAGTAGTTGCAGGCCGGGCGATGAGGTGCGGCCGGTCTTCTCGTTGTAGAGCGTGCCGGTCACCCGGTCGGCGAGGTAGCTCTTGTCCCGCAGCTTCAGCCGGGTGAAGACCTTCCTCTTCGACTCCAGGTACACGCGCACGTCGCGCTCGATGGGCACCGCCTGGCGCAGCCGCTCCATGTCGAGATCCATCACGCACATCTCCGGGGTGATGCGGATGATCACCTCGTTCATGGCGCGGAACTCGCCCACGCGGGCGGGCAGGAAAGGCGGCAGGGACTTGCTCATGCCTTGCGGAAGATCCCGTCCTCGCCCAGCGTGCCCTTGCGGTCCTTGATCTCGGCGTAGGCCGACTCCAGGCAGCTCACCAGATCGACGTCGGCCAGCGCGGCGCCAACGATGAGCGTGACCAGCACGTCGCCGTAGGCGTCCACCATCTCTGCGCGGTCGCCCTTGTGAATGGCGCCGATCAACTCGGTCACCTCCTCCAAGGTCTTGATGGCCTGGGCCATCGGCGTGGAGCGGGGGACGATCTTGCGATCCTCCGCCCAGCGGATCACTTCCAACTCCAACTCTCTGTAGCTCATCGCGAGTCCTCCTTCATCTCGATCAGTGGCACCACTTCCCAGTCGCCCCGCGCAGCCATGGCCGCGACGTGCTCGTACTCGTCGGTTACCCGCCAGCGCGATCCCGGCAACTTGTCGGGGTGGAGGCGGAACCTCCAGGCCACCGGCTGCGGCTTGGGCGTTGGCGCGCACTCGCACTCACCGTCATCGCTGTAGGGCGCCCAGCAGACGCCGCAGACTGTCCTGCTCACTTGAGGATCTCCCGCTCCAGCAGCGCCACCGCGTCGGCGATCTGCTCGTAGATGTAGTCGGGCAGGCGGGTGTCGCGCATCAGGCCGGCGCACTCCAGCGCGCTCAGCAGTCGCAGCACGCGCAGCAGCTCCTCCTTGGTCATCCCTCACCCCTCTCGTCGTAGGTCACGGTGCTGGTGTCGCCCAGCCTCCACTTCGCGGTGTTCTCCACCCGGTAGGTCTTGGTGCACACCTTGAAGTCGGGCATGCGCAGCTCGCTGTGCGTGATCGCTGGGTCGAAGAACCTGCAGCGATTGTTCGGCTGCAGCGCGAACTGGCCATTGTCCAAGCGCAACAGGTTGAAGCTCTTGTGCTCCTCCGGTGTCTCGCTGAACGTGAAGTCCGGTATGCGCGGGTCGGGGTTGCAGCTGTCGATCGTCAGCATGTACTCGCCCCGGTGGAACTTCCTGTCCTTGCCGTAGAACTCAGCGCGCAGACCCTTGAGGAACGGCTTGTCGACCACCTCGATGTGGTAGCTCATGCAGTCCCAGATCTGCAGGATGTCCAGCGGCAGATCGGTGTCGTCATCGATGTGCCCCCAGTCCGGCGTGTAGAACGCTGAGATCGGCAGCTTGTCGTACAGCGCACCGTACTGCGGCAGGTAGGTCTCAAACCGGAAGGCCTGGCCCCGGATTGATTTGACGCTGACCCACACGCCTTCGATGAGCGGCGCGTCTTTGTCGCAATCGAAGTCGTACAAGTACTCGGGCCGAACCAGCACCTTCTCAGGCGGCAGAGGACAGACGAAGCTCATAGGACATTCCACCCCAACAGAAACAGCTTCCAGTAGGCCTTGAGGACGAACCCCACGACCGCGATCAGTGCAGCCACGCCGAAGCCGAACGCAGCGACCGACAGGATTTTCTCCATCACTTGGTTTTCTCCTTCTTGACTGGCGGGTGCACCACCTCGCGGGTAGTGAACCGATGCAGGTTGGCGCACTCGTAGCGCCGCCGGGTGTAGCCCGCGAGCTTGCGCGTCTCCAGCACCTCGGTCCAAGTTCCACAGGTCGGGCACTTCATGGCAGCCAGAGCGCTATGACAACGGCCGCGAGGAACGCGACGACGGTCAGCGTGACCGCCACTAGGAATCCGCTGAGCACCTTGTCGGCGCACTCCTCCTGGCAGCCATCGGTGCAGGGCTCACGGCCCTGCTGGCACGACGTCCCGCGGCACCTCACTTGCGCCCCCGCAGAACTGGCCTGCGCACGGCCGGCCGGCGCAGGCTCTCCAGCCACTCCTGCACATCGGCTTCCAGCCACATCACCGCCTTGGTGCCGGGCACCACGAGGCGAGGGGGCAATGTCTCGGGACGCCGGGACACGTCGGACTTCAGCGTAGCCACGCTGCGCCCGAGCAGCGCGGCCAAGTCGCTCACGGTCAGGGTCTTGAGGGTTGTCATTTGGTCATCTCCTGGATCAGCCGGTCGAGGTACCAGCGTGCTTTCTGCAGATCCTCGACGCCGTTCTTGAACTTCCAGCGCCACAGGTACTTCATCGCGTTGGCGGTGCACACCGCCTCCATGCCTTGCAGGTCCGCCGTCGCCACCGCGATGGCGTCGATGCACTCAATGGCCCCCTTGGCGTAGTGCGGGGGGCTGTTCACCATGTCTTTCATCAGTCGATCTCCTCGTGGCTTACCAAATCAGGTTCCGCGCCGGGCAGCCACACCGCCGCAGAGTTGTGTTGTTCAATCCGAGAGGCAATGATTTCGGCGCGCTGGCCTGACGACGGCGGCACGTACATACCGAACCGTGACGTGGACCCAGCGTTCGACGCGGCGTTGGTGGAGTCCGCACTGGCCAACGGAAGCCGGGTGAACACCTTGGGGTTGAGCATGCGCAGTCCATGCAGCCGGCACCACGGGCGGCCGTCTGCGTCGCAGATTGATCGCAAAGCCACGTCAACCCGGGCCCACCAAGGCGCGGTGCCCGGCGTGCGGTACTGCCCGCTTGACCCTAAAGCCACCGTGTCCCACTCCAAGGCCAGCATCTGGAGCCGCTCAACCGACTCATGCATGTGCCAGACCGGCACACCGCGAATGCGCTTCGGCCAAGCGCGCAGCAGCTCGTCGTTCTGCTCTTCAGACCCGTCAATGACGTCAGGGATCAACGCCCAATCGAAACCGGGGTGGCGCCGCCACTGATCGCACCAGCGGATGTAGCCGTCCACGTCAAGCTGGCCGCCCTGTTTCCACACAGTGAACGCGCCGTTGTCAAACACAAACGACTGGCATACGTCGGCCACAACGCCCATGTCGTCCTGTCTCGGGAACGGCACAAGCGCGTGACGACCACGCAAGAAGCGAACAAGATCCATGCGAGGGCCGCTCACCGGAGTGCCGTGGTAGTGGATCATTTCCATCTAGAGAACAACCACGCCCAAGCGGCGCCGCCGGCGGTCTTCGCCACGAACTGCGTCAGAACAACCCAAGGCATCAGCGCTCCAAAGGCCAATGTCGGGAACAGGACTGAATCGACCGCAGCCCCAGCGGTGTTGCTGCCAACACTGCGCCGCATCCATGACCCCGTCAGCCGGGCAAACACAGACCAGTCAGCAAGCGCAGCTACAAGGAAGCTGACCGAGCTGGCAATCGCAATTTGATCCGCGGCAGGGTTGAGCAACCATGTGAGCACGCCAGTTCCAACGATCAGCGTTGCCATCTGCCAAGTGCGCAATCTGAAGTGCAGCCAATCGCGCAAGGCCAAGTCCAAACCGATCAGCAAGAAAGCGTTCACCGGCGTGACCGCCGGGCCAAACGCAACGACAAGGAGGTTTGCCGCAACCATTGCGGTGGCGTAAACAACCAGTGCAAAAACGACAGTCATGGCCTGATGCTTTCAATCGTGACGCCGTGGTGTTCAGCCACGAGTTTCTGTTCGCCCCCGAACACCCGGAACAACTGATCCGCAATGTCCTCGTGGTAGCCCCGGTGATGCAAAGTCACCTCGTCGATGAGATCCTCAACCTTGATCATTTGGTTGGTTTGGATCTCCAGGGCGTACCGAATCCGCACGCCGTTTTCCGGGCACACCGAAAAGAACTCAGTGCGATAGATGTTCATCAGTCGATCTCCTTCATGTAGTACCGGGTCTCGAACCCGTCGCCGCGCAGCAGCAGGTCGGGCGCCCAGGCGATGGGCTGGCCGAGGACGGCCTCCACATCGGCCAGGGAGCCGACCCCGTCTGCTGCCTCAATCACGATCTCGTCGTGGATCGTCATCAGTTGCTGGTAACCCCGCTCGTCCAGGCGCAGCATCGCCTCGCGCAGGCAGTCACGAGCGATGGCCTGCGTGACGTTCTCCACCAACTTGCCGCCGTAGCTGGACAGCCGGGTCCACTGCTTGGTCTTCTGGTCCAGGCCCTCGTAGGTCAAGCTGCCGGCCGAGGCGACGATGAAGCGGCCACCGTCAGCGGTCTCGCGGTACAGGTCCTCGGCCTCCAAGCGTGGCTTGACGTAGGCCAAGCGCCGGCCCGAGGGCAGGGTGATGAACAGGAACCCGCTCTCCCAGGCGAACACCAGCTTGGCGCGGCCGGCTGCGATCGGCAGGACCACCGTCGTGCGCTGACCCACTGCGAGCTTGGCTGCGCGCTCCATGGCGTACCAGAGCTCGACCACCTCGGGGTTGGCCTGGCGCCAGGCGTTCTTGATGTCCTCCAGCTCGTCCTCGGGCACACCCATCTCCAGCGCGCCCATGGTCTTGAGCGCGTTGGCGCCGCCCTGGTATCCGAGCGCGAGCTCGGCCACCTTGCCGCGTTGCCGATACGGGGACTTCTTGGTGACGGAGCCAGGCGGCAGCTTGAACATCTGCTCGGCCGACGCCTCGTAGATCTTGCCGTGGGTGGCGAACACCTCCAGCCGCCACGCGCACCACGCGAGCCACGCCACCACCCGGGCCTCGATCGCGGAGAAGTCCACGACGATGAACCGGTGGCCGGGCTCGGCGATGAACGCAGTGCGGATCAGCTGGCTGAGCGTGTCGGCGGTGCCGAACAGCATCTCCAGGTCCTCGAACCGCCCGGCGATCACGAGCTCACGCGCGAGGTCCAGGTCGCGCAGCTTGTTCTGCGGCAGGTTCTGCA